AACTTTTTCCCAAGAATTTAATGTATTTTGTATAAAATTTTTAAAAGTAGTATCATTTTCTGCTAAATTTTTAAAAGAATTAACTTTTAACTTAGTATTCATATTATCTAAAAACATAAAATAAGTTTCATTTTTCCATGCTAGTATATCTTCTTTTTTATTATTCTGACTTATTTGTGGAGGAATAATACCAGATATAAGAAATCCATATGCACTTTTTGGTATTTCAATTGCTTTACCTAAATTTGGATCTATACCTTTGAAATTTTCAAAATTTGTCATATTTACCGCATCTAAATTTTTGTGTCTAGTTTCTTTAGCTGTTTTCTCAGCTTGCATTGCTACTTGTTGTAAAAATTTATTTCTACCACCAAATCTTGCCATTAAATTTTTATCATTTAATACACGAAGATACATTTGTGCACTTTTTCTTTTATTGATCTTTTTATTTATTTGTTCTCGTGTTTCACCTGAAAAAGTATCAACTTGTGTTTCTATTTCAGGTCTAAACGATGATTCTTTTTGTAAAAGATTTATATCAGGAGGAAGAATTTTTCCCTCTACTTGATTTTGCATAAGTCTAAGTGTATCATCTTCTGATGTTTTTTTTCGTTTTCTTTGTTCTTCTACTCTTTGTGTTTGTACTGCTACAGCAAAATATGAAGCAGCATCACTAAGTGCTTTTTTTAGTGGTACACCTGTCCTCATATATATTTTAGCCATATCTGTCATTAATCTTTTTTGTAGTGTCGGTGTCATCTTTTGTACAAGATCAATAGAATACGTATCTTTAAAATTTTTTAAATCAGTTCGTGCTGTATCTATTTGTTTTTCTTGTAATCTAGTAGCTTCTTTTTGTTGTTCTTGAAGTGCTTTAGCTTGTTTTTCAGCTTGTTTTGCTCTAGATATTTTTTTAGCATCTTGTAATTCATTAAATCTTGTAGCAAATCCTGACATTGTTCCCGGCCCAAATACCATCTTATATCTCCTCACTCATATTCATTGGTTCTTCTGGTACATCAGAAGGCATATCTAAAAAACTTCCTGTGCTTTCTTCAGGTATCATTTCATTATCTTCAGGTATTTGTTCTTCTTGATCAATTTCATTCATATTTCCTTCTAAAAGTTTAGAAAAATTAGGAGACATATTTTCAGTTGCATCTTCTATTCCAACAGAAGAAACTAGTTGTGTAACATCATTTAAAGATATAGGCATAGTAGGTGCTTCATTTAAAACGTTAATACGTTCTACTCCTTCTTCATTGGCTATTGCAAATATAGCTATGGTTAAAAAAGGTTTAATTAATTCAGCTATATCTGGATTAAACATACCATTTGTAAAAGCTTTCATTACCATTGCAGAAGATATAGTTTCTACAGAAATACCTGAAGTTAATAATCTTGAAATATTTTCTCTTTGAACTTCTTGATCTAAACCTTGCAACAAAGCCTCTAAAGCATCTTCTGGTTTTGTAATTCTTGGAGGTCTTTCGTATGGAGCTTCACCTAATTTAGATGTTAAAGACTGCCCCGGAACAGCAGCACCAAATGGATCTATTTCTAAATTCCGAAAATTTATAGCCATATTATTTTCCTTAATTATTACCCAACATCATCTGGAATTGAAAACATTCTATTTAAATTTTCAAAAGCAATTAATTGACCTACAGGATCTTGTTCTTTTCTAGCAAAATGATTTATATAATCTTTTTTAATTTCTGCATGTAAACGTCTTTTTGTGTCTGTAGTCATCATGTTTCTATCTTTTAAATGTTTTTTTATAGAAGCAGAAAAATCTAAATCTCTATATTGTGACCCAACTAATTTTATTCTAGGATCTAATTTGCCAGAAGAATATGCTCTTTTCATAGCCTCTTTGTACAAAGTTAAACCTACTTCTTTTTTTGATTCTTTTTGTCGTTGAGCAAAAGCTTGTTGTTGAGAACTTTTTTTATCATCGTCATCATCACCAAATATTTTTGATAAAATACTTATACCAAACATTATATTCTCCTATTCGTCAAACCCAGAAATAACATAAGCTTCACCTACATCTAATACACTATCAATAAACGTAGCTAATAATGCACCTGAAGCTTTATTATCTTCAAATTCAACTTCTTTATCAAACATCTCTCTTGCAAATTGATTACTTATAGCTGTTATGGCTAATTGAAGTGAACGTTGTGCTTCATTTTCACTTGCCGTAAAAGCGTAATTAGCTTCATCTCTATACTTTTGCCATAACTGTGCTTGTGCTGTATTTGTTAAAGCTAAAAAAGCTGAAGCATTAGCTTGTGCTGCTGCATTGTCAGCAGCCGTATTAGCTGTATTAATTGTTCTACGCCATAATGCATTAGATTGTTCTATTTGAAGTGACATATTAGCATTAAATTTTTCTCTAGAATCATCTAATTTAGCAACATGTTTTTTCATAGAATTACTTTGATCTGCATTAAATTGTTTACTAGCTTCCATTCTATTTGCATTATTAGTTTCTACAGCAACACTTAAATTATCATAAAACTTATTTAAATCATTTTGTGTTTTCATATTTAAATTAACAGCAGCATTACTAGCAGCTTGATCACTAAACAATCCTTGAACTTGACTTTGATAAGTTAACATAGCTGATTGTTGATTATTTTTTAAATTTTCTAAATCCATTGCTAAAAATGTTTGAGCATTTTGAGAAGCACCTTTCATACGATTATCAAGATTTTTCATATCAATAGATGCTATAGTTGCTGCATTAGCTAAAGCTGTTTGTTGTTCATTAGTAAGATTTTGTAACTGTATTCTAGAGTAAGATTGAGCATCTGCTGCAGCTATAGGTAAAGCACTTTCCATTAAAACTTGTACCATTGCAGCAGAAGCTATAGAAGATTGACCTAAACCTCGTTGATTCATTAAACTTTTAACTTTACGCATACTAGCAGAAGCCCATGCTGGCATTTCTGCAGTACCATCTAAAGATTTCATTATTTCACTTAACTGGTAATTAACTGTAGCTTCTTGTGCTAAAATTTGTGTTTTAGTTTCTGCTAATGTTCCTGCTTGTAATAATTGATCTTTAGTTCGAGAATCAGTAATATCATTAGTATTTATAACTGTATTACCATTTATTGCAACTGTACCTTGTTGTGCAGTAGCTTCTTGAATGTTTCCAGTTGTCCGAACTACATCATCAGTATTTATTAATGAAATATCAGAACGAGTTGGCGTACTAACAACAGATGTTTCTGAAACTTGTGCAGGTGTTACATCCATAGCTGGTGTAATTGTTTTATCAGCTATAGTTAAATCTTCTCCTGTTTGAATTTGTTGAGAAGTAGGTGCATATTGACCTGCACCCAAACTTGGAGTAATACCGCTTTCAGGATCAACAGTTAAATCTATTGCACCTGTTGCATATTGACCTGTTGTATCTAAAATAGGTTTGTTACGTTCTTCTATAGTTAAAGAACGTGGTTCTGTTGCAACATCAGGTGTTTCTTCTATTTCTTCAGCCATATTTTATTACCTTTTTGTTATATTAGTGCTATCCATCGTAAGGTAGCATTTTCATAGGGCGATAACTTCCGTCCATTGTTTTGTGCATTTCTAATTTACCTTTTGTACAAACCCAACGTGGCCCTTGATATGTGTCACTTTCACGTTCTATTTTACGTTTTACTTTTAAACATTCACTTAATGATTTTCGTGGGGTAAACTCCATAACTGTACCACTCACGCTTGCAATCATTTGTAATATAAACCCTGTAAATATTTCTATCATTTTCCGTTAGTATATTTTAAATTTCTTTGATTATCTTTAAGAGTTTCTATATTCTGCATAGCTTTTTCAACATCTTTTTGTAACCGTGATATATTGACAGCATTGTGTGCCATAGATTCTATAGTTGTTTGTATCTTCTCTACTTGACCAGAAAGATGCTCTATTAGCATATACTGTTCTTTGTCTGTAGGACTCTGTGGTGTTTTTATACGAAACTCATTGTTTTTTTCTAAATCAGATTGCATTAACTGTCCATTAGTCTCCAGTTTATTGAGCCTTTCTACTACACCAAAGTAAGCCCACGTTCCTACAGCTACTGCACCTACAATACTAATAAGGTTTCGTATTGGCATTGCTACTGACGTATTAGAGTTTACTTCAGTTGCCATTTATATACATCCCTTACAAGCCCAGCTAATATACCAATACATACCTAACGCTACACCCATAATTATTAGTAGTTTACCAAATTCTTCTAAAGCCTTTTTAAATTTCTTTCTGTTTTCATAAGCTCTGTCTTTAGCTTCTTCTGCTTGTCGTTTTAATCGTGCATCTCTTTCTTTAATACGCTCTTGTCTGGTTTTTATTATTGTAGCCCACGTATCTGCCCCAAATCTAGCATTGAGCATTAAAGACATATTACGTATTTCTTTTTGTGCCTGTTTCTTTTCTATTATTTCAGCAGCTATTTCTTGTATACTCGTACCATCACCTTCATCACCGCCAATCTTTTTACCTATAAACGTTTGCCATTTACCAGCAATACTAGACTGAGCTTTCTTTTTCTTTTCAGCAATCTTTTTATCAATGTGCTCTTGACCACTAAACACATTGTCTATGTGATGGCTAATCTCATGTATATCCTGACAAGTATGTATTACTTCTTTAATACCTGTTACAGCACTTTTGACTAATTGTATACCGACTAATGTTTCTGCTACTACCATTAAAATCCTCGATTATTACTAGCAAATGGTGTAGAAGCCCATGCACAGTATATATAGTCGTCACCACTTTTATTTAATCCATTACCTGAATTTCTCACTTTAAAACCATTACTTAATATATCTAAGTCCTGAGAACTATCACCGGGATCTTGTTCAGTATGTCCTCCACTTTTATCATTAGCATATAAATAAACTCTATCTCCATCATTTCCGGCTATAAGTCTTTGGTCATCAATTAAATTCCAATCATTAGTAGTGCCACTCATCTTTTTAATTATCATAAAAGCCGGTTGGAAATCTAGGTATACAAACTTCCCATCGGCATTTCCATTTCCACGATACTTTCCAAAAGAACTGAATCCAGAAATCGGAGTCCAAGCATACGCTACATAAGTATCAGAGGAATCATTCGTATAAACGTGAGTACCTACGCCAATATTAGCTGTTCCACCACCTACTGGATCTGCTCCCCATATTCTATCATCTCCGAAATTTGTTTGAACATCAGCGGCATTTAGAACCAAGTACCCTCTTGTTGCATTGTCTAAACCAACATGCCAGACTTTAGCAACTGCTGAAGCATTACGTTGTCTTACTATAATAAACTGAGGTTTAGCTCCTAACCCATGTGCTATTGTAGATGCTGAACCATTTCCTGTGTAGGTCATAATAGAAAACCCAGCGTCAGTATTCACTGATCTAGTAATATCTGTTGTAGATGAGTCGGAAGTTTTAACCATTCCTCCTGATATTGTGGATGCCGTACCCCCTGCTTTCCAGCACCATGCCACATATTTTTCGCTAGATGTGTTTACTTGAACATCAGTCCCAAGTGTAAAACCATCAGAATCAAAGCTTTTTAAAGTTTCTGCAGTAGTTGTTTCTGCATCTGTAGTATCCGTATGCCATTCTTTTGTTGCTCCTCTAGCGACATCATAAACCATATTGCTGTCACTTTGATCTCTATTCTTTATCCACACCATATCAGGCTGAAAAGCTAATGACGAAATTGCTAACTCACTTCCTGTTCCAGTATATAAGATTGCATCAAAATAATCTGTAGGCTTTGTAATTGAAGGGGCTGGAAGATTAGCTGTGTTTAAAGTCTTAAAACCAGTAGGAGGAGTATATGCCAGAGCTTGCTGACCACAATTTAAAACAGATGTGTAAGCCGCCCCATATCCTACAACAGGGGTATAGTCTGTATCTGTCAAATCTGTATAGGCGGCATTGCTTCCAGCGGCTGGATCACCAGAATTTTGCCAAGTGTTGTTTATCCCCCACCATATCTTATTATTATCTAAGTCTAATGCACATTGAAGAATATCATTTGTGCTAGTCCCACTGCCATAAGATGTTCCAGATCCGTCTTTCATTTTGTTACCACTGTACGGATTGTAATAATAAATCCCAGTAGAGTTTAAATTTGCAGACCTGTCTAAAGTTCCGTAATAACTGCCTTGGATAACGCCAGTTGAACCACTTTGATTTGTTGTGTTTTTTAACTCCCAGTACCACTTTCCACTAGTAAGTCTGGCAATTGAAAGTTCAGCGGCATGATCTCCAACATATACAGCCTTTAAATTGCCTTCAGAGAGTGTAACGTCATTGTTTCCAGCCATATTAACAGCTTCTGGATTTATCGTGGCATAACTACCTAATGAGTTATCTGCATCATCAGTAGGAACATCGACCTGTCTATTTTTAGCGGCAGTTATTGTTGAACTATGTTTTAAAGCCCAATGGCTATCATTGCCACTAGTATCTGCTCCCATTCCGCTAGAGTTTTGAGATGTACCAGTTTCTTTAAACTCTAATCGAAATCCATGATTTCCATAAGTTACATCAGGCTTAATTGGTGTCCATATTCCAGTGTCTTCATTAATTTCACCAAAAGAAGAAGGAGTTAAAGCAGAACCATCTACCCAAATTGCGTCACCACCTAAAATAAACCCTGCCTCATTTCGAGAAGAGGTGCTAGTAGAAGTCATATCTGTTCCAAAAACTTGAGTTGTTGTGCCAGATGCGTAAGCAAATCCTCTCATAACTTGGTCTTGGACAGGCCAGTTAGCAGCCGATGTATCGGTAATTTGTGTACCATTAACATAGAACTTTACTCTGTTTGTATCTGTAGCCTGTGTTGTATCAATAGAAAAAACAAAATGATAAAAACTGCTAGTATCTCTAAACACTGGAGACCATGTAATATCATCTTGACCAGCCGCTAACCATAATTCAACTTTATCGCTAGTGAAAACGACAGCATCTTGCCCACCTGATGACCCAGCCGTACCATTGTTGGCGGCAAAAATACCTTGATAACCAGACCCAATATCTGTTCGTTTCAACCAAATGCTAAGAGTACCTTTTGTAGCTAAAGTGGATGATCCAGAAATAGTACGTTCTAAAGCTTCATCGTTAGCTTTGTGGAAAGCAAACGAGTTAGAGATTGTGTATGCTCCTGTTGCTCGATTAGGAAATGCACCAAAACCTAAAACTTGATAACCAAAACTCATATATTAAAACTCCAATTAAGCATCATTAGCTGCATCAGTCGTGTAAAATATTTGGATACCTGCTAATCTTGCGTCACCAGCCATATCGTCATTACCATCAGATACATCTCTGTACACTTGAAAGAAAGTTAAAGTGTCGTCTGCTGCACCAGTAATTGTTACTGCACTACTTGTACCACTTACTAATACTTCAGTTGCATCACCTTGAGAATCATCTTGTACAACAATAGCCGTACCAAAAGCACCAACAGATTCTGCATTATCTGCAACACTTCTTCCTTGTAATGCCCATGCGACACCTGTTGTAGCTGCCAAACCAAACCAAAATACTCTGTACGTTATAGTTCCAGCGTTCCAAGATTTAGGAAATGCTACAGTAAATTGTGCAAATTCATCTGAATCTTTGTCAAAATCAAGAACTTTCATTTCAGGTTGATTTGCTGTAGTTTCTACTTGAGTTAATTCAGCACATCCGTTTGTTGTACATGGGTACATAGCACTAGCAGGAACCCATATTGTTTCAGTACCAGCAGTCTTGACAGCAGCACTAGCTACTGTAGGTGCTTGTGTAAAATTAACAACACCACCAGAAGATATAGCCATTGCATCTGTATCAGAAGCTGAACCTATTGTACCTGCATCTTTTATTATAATATCATCAACAAAAGTTACGATACCAGAAGAAGCTATGCTAATAGCAGAAGTAGAACTTGTAACGCCAATAGTTGCAGCATCTTTAAGAACTATATCATCTTTAAAAGTAACGATACCAGTTGAAGCTAATGTCATCACATCTGCTACAGAAGCATTACCAATTGTACCACCATCTTTAATTAGTATGTCATCTTTAAATGTAACAATACCGCCAGAAGATATCTGCATCGCATCAGTAGCTCCTGCAGATCCAATATCCCCATCATTTGCTACAACTACATTACCAGTATGTGTACCCTCAGTATCTGCTACTATAGTTCCTGCAGAACCTGATACAACTTCACTTGATAAAGATGCATCAGCAACAAACGTTAATTTTCCTGCTGAATCATCCCATCCTAAAAATGCGTTTTTAGCCGCACTGCCATTATGATATTGCATAACAATACCAACATCTTTATTAGTATCAGAACCTAACGCACCCCCATCAGAAGCTGTTTGTAAATGTATAATAGGATCAACAACAGCCATTGTAGAAGTATTTACAGTAGTAGTTGTACCGTTAACTGTGAGGTTTCCTGTTACAACAAAGTTACCACCTACATTAAGATCACTAGCTAACGACACAACTCCAGCAGAAGTTATCTCTAAATCACTAGTATCTGCTAAAGACGTACTTGAATGTATTTTAAACTTTTCACTATCTGAATCATCAATGCCTACAGTAAAAAGAGTAGTACCGCCTTGTTGAAACTGAGTTGTAATATCTCCGCTACCTGCTCCTACATTTAGTTTATAGCCAGCAGAAGTGACTACTCCACTTGTTGTGTCATCACCGCTATTAATAAGAAAAGCATCATCTACATTTAATGTATTGGTAGATAGAGAAATATTAGTTCCTGCTGTAAGAGCAGTCTTTGACACATCTATTGCTGCACCAGAAGCAACACTTGCATTGACTACAGCGTTAGCTGCTAACTCATCTGCACCTACCGCATCATCCGCTAACATTGCATTTTCTACTGCCTGATTAGCAATTGTAACAGCACCGTTAGATGCTATTGTAATATCACCAGACACTGCAACAGGATTATAATTTGTACCATCTGCTACAAGGATATGCCCAGAAGTGTTCGTACCCATTGTAAGATCATCACCAGATATCGTTAAATCACCAGCTATGGTTACACCGCCAGCAAATGCAACAGTCGAACTAGCCACAGTAGCATGAGGTGTCATAGTCATATGCGTAACGTAAGTACCTGCACTATTTATGTCGTTACCTAACGTAAGTACACCACCATCTGCAATGTTGAGTTTCCATTCATCACCAGCATCATCCCCTTCATCAGCAGCAAGTGTTATAGCAAGACCTGCTCCTTCTGTTGCAGAAATTCGTAGTGAATCTGTAGTTGTTTCATCATACTGCATAAGTATGTTAGAATCAGAACCAAAAATAAGTGATTCATTGTCAACCATCATTAAGTCATCACTGAGCTTAAAGTAGTCTTCGTCTTCCATCCACGTTAACACACCATCGTTACTATTCGCATTGAATGTTACGGCAATATCCGTATCAGCACCAGTTCCAAATGATATAGAATTACTATATAATGTTGAAATAGGGCCACCGTCACCTGCTGTAGAGCCATCGTGTGTATGTCCTGTAGATACGTTAAATGCAGCTAAGAGAGTATCAAATTCATCATTAGAATCTGCTGCATCAATTGTATCCCCTGTAGTGTAAGTACTTTGTCTTGCTGAATATCCTGCCATGTTACATTCTCGCTCCCGGTGTAAATTCTAACTCAAATCCTTTTAATGTGATAGGTGGATTACTACTTGTATCTGTTAAACGTATAACGACTGTAAATCCGCTTCCTTCTACTGATTGTCTTACAATTGGCATACCTTCTGCACCGTATATTGCAGAACCGTATAATGAACCTGAATCATCGTATACGGCTGCAGTATCGGCTGTAGTTAAAGTATACGCTGCAGGTTGCGGTGTTCCAGCATCCTCAAAATCATATTTAACAAATAACGAGACATTTACTGCACCTTCAGGATCATAGTTTACATTAATACGTTGCATATTTTTTCTTATACCAGCATCACCCATTGTTAAGTCTGGTGATCTGTAGAGGGCTGTCATAGCTGTTCCGGCAAATGTATTTCCTGATTCTTGTTTGTATACATAACCATCATACCCACCGTGTATAATTGTTTCAACACCCGATACAAATCCAGAAACACAACAAGAAGGTTTTATTCCTCGTATATCACTATACTCCCAACCTAGTTGTCCTTGAGGATTAGATTTTAATACACCGATCAATCCTTTACATGAGGATTCTAAACCACCAGTTGTCGGATAAAACAAACGGTACTGGCTTTTACCTCGAATAACAACAGAGGATATATTGTTAAAACCTATATCATTAATTCTATCTTGTATTTGTTTAGATACAGTTCCTAATTCTACGTCACCAATACGTGCAGTACCAGCAACAGTACGTAAACCATCTGGTGCTAGAAAGAGAATATCACCACCTATCTCCTGTACACTGAAACCATCTGAACATCCTACATTACGTGAAATAGGTTCTATTGCAAAATCTGCTAACGCATTTCCTGTTAGTTTGTAGATACGATCTTCACAAAATATCATCAGTGATTCACGAAAAGATTTGATAGCAACAATAGTACTATCTACATTTAACGAACCTGCACCGTTACCTGATGTAAAATCATTCTCATCACCAAGAGCAGAAAATATTAATGTGTTAGGTTCAGCACTCATGCCAGCATAAAACATATGATTTTTAAAAGCTGCAACCATACTAGGATCTGTTGGGGCTGTGCCTAAACCTGCAAAGGTTACACTTCCACTGCTAATAGTACCTGTTGTAGCTACGGACATTGTTATAGTTGTACCTGAAACACTCGATACTTTAGCACCAGAACCAATATTAGTACCGCCTATGTACATACCTTCAGCTATACCAGCAGCACTCGTTACACTTAATGATGTTGAAGAACTACTTGCTGATCCTGTTGCGGATATTGTTGTAGAACCTTTTATGTCAACAACAGTAGTGCCATTATAAAAACTTGCAAAGTTAGCACCATCAGCAAAGATAAGTCTATTTTCATTCGTAGTAAAGTTGTACTCTTCAAAACGATAACGACCTGCACTCGTTCTTCCTGTGTCTATACTCGACCAGCCACTGCCAGAACTTTCTTGAACAATCGTACCTGAAGCTGCTATAACCTTATCCGCAAATATAGCTACACCTAATATTGTGTCCGTAGCTCCACCTACTAAATTAGTGTCATATTTAGCTGTACCACTTAATCTACGATAACCACCTGCAACTGAAGGCTCAAAGTTTTGCAGTATTGTAGCTGCTCCAACTGGCATCGTATAAACATCTCTGTCTAGTACTAAGCCACCTGATACCGTTACAACGTAAGGAGATATATATTCGGGTGCTGTTATCTCAGCCATATTATGTGTTCACACCTACAAAACGTTTAGAAGCTCCTGTAATACCTGCAGGATAAAAATAGTTTTGATGATTTAACAACTCAACTCTCATTCTTTTTACACCTTCCAGATAATCTTTCTCAGCTAACTGAGCACCAGCCATATTTGCTCTCATCATATATGCATAGTATTTAGCTCTGTTAACTACGATGTCATTAAACCTGTCAGGTAATGTAGGACTATCGTTGTACGCAGATAAATCTGTATGTGTTATAAAATAATCATAAGAAACAGAATACGTGCCTTTTTCTGGTATAGGACTAAAACCTATATTACTGTTATCTTGTGTACGATAAACATATCGAGGTAAACCAAACTGATCTGAACTTGTTGTGCTAAGATCACGTTCACTGTGGTTATCAAGCCATTCATTATAAGAAAGATATGTTAAACGTTCTGGTTGAATATTTTCAGTAACTTCTACACTGCCTACGTCATAATTGCTGGAAGCTGAATTAGCAAAACCTATGTATATGGTTGTAGCCGTTGCAGTGAATGTAGTTATATTATACTCTCCATCACCAGTATTGTCAATACTTAATGTTGTGCTGGATATTTCTGTACCACCAGAACTTGTTCCTATCTTTAGAGTTATATCTCCACCAAAAGTACGTGTCCTAACAACATAGTCTTTACCGTTTATTGTACTGATAGATTGAGTAGCTTCAGCAGCATTTAAACGCAAAGCACCATCTGCTGAAGCTTTAGTGTGAAAAGGAGATCCTGATACTGTTGTCCAATCACCAATGTTATTTGTAAACGAACCATTTGTAATTAAATCAGTTGGTGTTAATACAAAACTATTGAAATTTACCTTACGAGCATCAGAAGGATAACCATACGTTCTTTGACCTGCTGTCAAAACTTGTTCTTTAGCTTTATACAAAAATGACCACTCTACTTCAGAATTGTAAATATCGTTAATTGATTTGTTAACGACATTCTTTACCATAGATTGCACACCTCTCGATGAACTAAAGTTAGATGAAGTTAACTCAACTTCATTTAATTCATTTAAAACTCTGTTCGTTAAGGTCAAATATGTTGCCATTAAACGTTATCCTTTATACTTTGCTACACGACCACCATAAGCATATTTTTTACCTTTTTTAATCATTCCACCACCCATGTAATACTGGGGTATCTTTTTCTTTTTAATAGGTGATGAAGTTATCTTTTTAGCAGACATGTCAGAAGCACCTAATTGTTCTTTTATCATTTTAATATCCTTTTAAATTAAGTTGCAGCAAAGACACGTACATTAGCTGTACTGCCTGATGAATTATAACATTCTATTCGGTCTATTGTATCTGCAGACCAATTTGTTTCCCACGTATCTATTTCACTTTGATGATTGCTCTCATTAAACGTACCAGCCATATTACCCATGTTACGGCTATCATCACTGCCCAGAACAAAAGGTACACCTGCAATTAATTTGACACAGAAACCATTTTCTATGTTATCCCCTGATAGTGTTCCACCTTCATTACAAACGAGTTGTAGCTCTACGGTCTGATCTGCTTCTACCCATAAGAAATCAAAGTCTGCTAACATAGTATCATTCCATACTTCTGTAAGCGTTGAGTTAGCAATACTATACCGTTTATCAAAATAATGTGTAATCGTTATCGAATCAGTAGCAGTAGTGCTTCCACCAGTAATAGTATGACTATCATCATCAGGAATATCTACTGTAAAGTGTGTAGTCAAACTTAGTGTAGCCATTCGTATTTACTCCTTACTTACCCCATTCCTTTTTAAGGTACGTTTGTATTAAAGTTGATTTAAGATACATTTCTTTGTTTTGTTGCATAAGATATGTGTTTACCTCGTACATCGTGTGAAGAAGAAAAGATTGTTCGTATGTTACGTTAGAGGATAACCATCCTATAATATTTTCTCTTTCACCTTTTGTTATTCTTTTTACACCATGCGGATAAATGATAGGAAATATAACAGCTTCACCACTCGATAGCTTTCGTTCTATGTTTCCTAAAGGTGTCTGTAAAACAAATTCTCCACCTTCATAATTATCCGATAAATTTACACTAAAACCGTAATCAAAATATATGTTGTTAGATTTAGGTTTAGCTTTAAAAGAATCTACGTGTATATCGTAAAAATCACCCTCAACGTATTTATTATAAAAATTTACGGAAACTCTATTGGGGCAATAAACTGAATCAATGTAGTGATTATCATAAAACTTATCTGTTAGTATTCTACGTACATTATCAGGTATACCGATAGATTCTGTGTTACTTTTAGAATCTTTAATGGGTTGTGTGATTGAACCATTTATAAATTTAGCTTTACGTATGCCTTTTGCACAATCTTTAACTTCATTATCATCAAGCAGTTTTAAAAAAAACATATTGTGTCCTTTCTGTCATAAAACAATACAATGCAAAGAAAGTGTGGGATTTTTGCAGAACCCCACAAAACTGTAATAAACGTTACGTGCCAGTAGAGACTGTTGCCGATTCAACAGGGTTAACAGAAACGTCAACCATAACAACGTGAATACGGAAACGTCCCGC